GTACAGTGTCGTGTAATCGGTGACGACCCTACAGGTGCTAAAGACGCTCGTGCCCATCGTGTTGCTCAGTTTATGTCCTATCAGATTCTTGAGCAAGATACTACTTGGGAATCAGAGATGGATAGAGTTCTTATCTCTCAGCCTATTGTAGGTTGTGCTTTTAAGAAATCTTATTTTGACCCAATCCTAAAGTACAACGTCTCTGAGCATATCCTTGCTAAAGACTTTGTCGTAAACTATTGGACTAAGCATTTAGATACATCCCCACGCATTACTCAAATCCAATACCTATCTAAGAACGACATCTATGAGCGTGTAGCTCGTGGCTTGTGGTGCGAAATGAAGGAAGGTCGTCCTGCTGCTGTTCCTCAGTCAAACATGACTTTGGCTCAGGATAAAGCTCAGGGTATGTCTGCTCCTGATTCTATTGACGATAGCACTCCTTACGAAATCCTAGAACAGCATACCTTCATTGACTTTGATGGTGATGGCTACGCTGAGCCGTACATCATTTGGATGCGTCGTGATACTAAACAAGTTCTTCGCATTGTAGCTCGCTACTTTGACACTTCTATTGAAAGAGATGAAAAAGGTAATGTCCTCTCCATCCAAGCAGAAAGCTATTTCACTAAGTTCCCTTTCATTCCCTCACCTGATGGTGGATTTTATGACCTCGGTTTCGGAAGCCTTCTTGGACCACTTAATCAGAGTATCGATACCCTTCTCAACCAGCTTATTGACACAGGCACAATGGCCAATACCGCAGGTGGCTTCCTCAGTCGTGGAATCAAGCTCAGAGGCGGTAACTACAACTTCGCACCTTTAGAGTGGAAGCATGTCGATACGACAGGTGATGACCTGCGTAAAGGTATTATGCCTTTACCTGTTAGAGAGCCTTCTCAAGTTTTGTTTACATTGCTTAGTATGCTTATCAACTACGGTGAGCGTATTGGTGGCTCGGTTGACATCTTGTCTGGTCAAAACCCAGGTCAGAATACTGCTGCTGAGACTACAAGGACAATGGCAGAACAAGGAATGAAGATTTTCTCTGGTATCTTTAAGCGTACTTACCGTAGTCTTAAAGATGAGTTCCGTAAGCTGTATCGCTTGAACCAACTGTACCTACAAGGTATCGAAGATTACAACAGTGATACAGGTCAAAACTTTATTGATGCTGATGACTTTGCAGGTCCAGTATCTGATGTACGTCCTTCTGCAGACCCTAACATTGTTTCAGATACCCAACGTATCCAACAAGCTTCAGCGTTGCTACAGTTAGCTTCTACAACTCCAGGCATGAATATGTATGAAGTTCAGAAGAACTACCTCAAAGCAATGAAAGTTTCTAACATTGACCAGTTGTTACCTGACCCTAAAGGTCCTAACGCTATCAAACCAGGACCTTCAGAGAAGATTCAAATTGAGCAAATGCGTAGCCAGATTAAACAAATGGATATGGAATTGCAAACTAAATTGGCTGCTATCAAGTTGGCACAAGCTGCAGAGCTACAACAAGCTAAGATTCATAAGTTGGAAGCAGACGCTATCCTCTCTATTGAACAAGCTGGTGGTGTGCAGGCTGGACATGATATTGCAATGCTAGATGCCCAGATTGGTGCAGCTAAAGCTAAACAAGAAGGTATTCAAGATAGTATGAAGACAGTTATGGCTCTTGAAAAGCACCTGTCTGACATTAATAAACCTCAAGAAGCACCAAAAGAGGGAACAGCAAAAGAGTAGGTTTACTAAGGAGGAAGTATGGCAATCGTCGTAACAGAGCAAGAGTTTCACGAGTGGAAGGCAAGTCGAGTAACACAAGCTTTTATGAAAGCTATTTACAACGACAGAGAGTGGTTAAAAGAAATGTTGTTAGCAGGAACCGAAGATGATGCGAGTATTCGAGGACGAGCAGCAGCATGTACAGCTATTCTAGCTTTAGACTACAACGAGTTAATGAATTCAGTAACGGAGAAGAAGGATGACTAACGTGTCTGGCATTACTCCAGTGTTTGATAGGATTTTAATTAAGCCTCTCGAAGTGGAAGAAAAGACAGCAAGTGGAATCATTATCTCTACTGCAGAGACCAGCGAGCGAGAACAGCTTTCAAATACTACAGGTGAGATTATTGCCTTAGGTGAAGAAGTTCCAGACGGTGTTGTTTCAGTAGGTATGAGAGTTGGCTACGCTAAGTATGCTGGCTTGATGTACAAAGGTAAAGATGGCGTGGATTATCGAATGATTAACTACGACAACTTAGTATGTAAATTAGATGATGACATGAAGTTGATTGACCCACATCTAGCACAGGGAAGAAAACCATGAGTGAAGTAACACAACAAGAAGCACCACAGGACGCTCCAGAAGCCCCTCAGTACGAGTCCGAAGCAAGGGCGCAGGGCTGGGTAGCAGCAGATGAGTTCCGTGGCTCTGAGAGCGATTGGGTTGATGCTGAGACGTTTGTACGTCGTGGCAAAGAGATTATGCCAATCCTTCGTAAGAACAATGAGAAACTGCTTAAAGAATTAGGTGAAGCTAAAAAGATGGCTGAAGAAGCACGTGAAACTGCTAAAGAGTTTCGTGAGTTTCAAAAGCAACAATTTGAGCGAAAGACCAAAGACTTGGAAAGTCAGCTAGAAAATCTGAAGCAAGCTAAGCGTGAAGCAATTACGCAAGGCGATGGTGATAGAGCAATAGCGATTGACGATGCCATGGATGCTATTAAAGAAGAGCGTCTAGAAGCAAAACAAGACTTAAAAGAAGCTGAAGAAAAAGCTAAAGAAGTTCCACAAGTCACTACTGACCCAATCTTAAATACATGGATTGAGAAAAATGACTGGTTTGGTAAAGATACAAGAATGACTGGTATTGCTAATGGATTAGGTGTTGAACTCCGTCGTGAGAACCCTAGCCTTAACGGTCAAGCCTTCTTGGATAAACTAGATTCAGAACTTCAAGAAATGTTTCCAGAGAAGTTTGGTAAGAAACGAGTACAGAATCCGATGGAAGGCTCCTCTAATGGAACAGCTAGACCATCAGTGGGTACTGGAAAGAAATCTTACAACAACTTACCTGCAGAAGCTAAAGCAGCTTGTGATAAATTCGTTAAGCAAGGTCTTATGACCAAAGAAGCTTATGTTGCAGAATATGAATGGGATTAAGGGAGAAAGAACATGACTGAAATTAAAAAAGAAGTTAAAGCTGTACCAGAGTCTACTAAGGTAGAGCGTCCACGTGAACGTAAAAAAGGCGTATTTAATGGGACTCAAGGTAAGCTGCAAGTAGGAAACCAAATTGAAGGGTATCACTTGCATATTTTCAATGACACGCCTGGGCGCATCCAGAATGCCACTGAAAACGGTTATGAGTTTGTTCACCCTAGCGAGGTAGGTGGCGTTACGGATAATGTTACATCACGTAACACCGATGTAGGAGATAAGGTTAGGTTCTTAGTAGGGGCTGGTGAGAAGGGCGACCCAATGTATGCTTACTTGATGAAAATCAAAGAAGAGTGGTGGCTTGAAGACCAACGTCAATTACAAGAGCGTAACGACAAAACCGATGCAGCAATCCGTGGTGGTAATACACCTGGCGTAGACTCCACAGGTTTCTACAATGCTGGTATTAAATTTTAAAACTTTCTAATTAAGGAAAAAAAATGGCAAACGTAAATGCCGTAACAGGATTGTCGCCAGTTGGCACAATCACTGGTGCACCCTTTAACGAGCAAGGCGTACTTTACGCTATCGCTAACGACGCATCCAACACATACGCTATTGGCGATGTTGTGAAGTCTGCTGTCGGTAATGATGCTAATGGTGTTCCACTCGTTACTAAAGCTGTAGCTGCTTCCGTTCCACTAGGTGTTATTGCTTCCATTCGTGTAGCTAACCCAGGTGTTTCATTGCAAGGTACTAACTTAAACTTAGCACAACTCTGGATTGGCTTAAGTGCTGGTTCATATACCTATGTTTATGTTATCACTGACCCTGCTGTAATTTACTCTGTTCAAGCTAACGCTTCTGCAGATGCTAAAGTTGGTGCTACTGCAGTTCCAACAATCACTGCTGACCAGACTTCAACATTGGCCCAGTCTTCACCTTTCTCAAGCACTTATGTAACTTGCGATAGCTCTGCTACTGCAGCTTCCATGTTCCAAGTTGTTGGTCTCTACCAAGAGCCAAACAATGTTCCTGGTGCTTACAATAACGTTTTGGTGAAGTTTAATAAACACCAATATTTACAAGCCTTCGGCGCTTAATAGGAGAATAAAAAATGGCTGGTGTAATTACAACTGGTACTCACCCAAAGGCCCTATGGCCTGGTGTTAAAGCTTGGTGGGGTCAAACTTACGACGAACATCCTGAAGAATATATTCACTTGTTCGACAAAGATACTTCACATCAAAACTACGAGGAAGACGTTCAGTTAACTGGATTTGGTCTTGCTCCTGTTAAATCTGAAGGTCAAGGCGTTCAGTATGATTCAGAAGTTCAAGGTTTCGTAACTCGCTACACACACGTTGCATACGCTCTTGGTTACATCGTAACTAAAGAAGAGTTGGATGACAATTTGTATGAGCAAGTTTCTAAGCGTCGTGCTGCTGCTTTAGCTATGTCTTTCCGTCAAACCAAAGAAAATATTGGTGCTAACGTTTACAATCGTGCGTTCAATGCTACCTACACAGGTGGTGATGCTCAACCTTTGTGCTCTACAGCTCATCCAAATACTTCTGGTGGTACTTTTGCTAATACCCCTACTGTGTCTGTTGACCTCTCCGAAGCTTCTTTGGAAGATGCAACAATCGCAATCATGGGTTTCCAAAATGACCGTGGTTTGTTGATTAACGTAATGCCACGTTCTTTGATTGTAGCTCGTCAAGAATGGTACAACGCTAACCGCATTCTGAAGTCTGTATTCCAATCAGGTACTGCAAATAACGATATCAACGTTCTGAAGGCAACTAATGCCATCCCAGAAGGTATCACTATGAACCATTACCTCACAAGTCCACATGCTTGGTTCTTGCGTACTAACATCCAAAATGGTATGAAATACTATGAACGTGTTGGTATCACATTTGACCAAGACAATGACTTTGACACTATGAATGCTAAAGCTAAAGGCTATGAGCGTTATAGTTTCGGTTGGTCAGACCCACGTGCTGTATATGGCGTGAATGGTCCTTGATTGTAAGTAGTTGATTCTTAAGAAATTATGGATAAAAAAGCTAAAGCTGCTGCTTATCAAAAGCAATACCGCTTAAAATATCCTAACAGAGTACGAAGTACTGATTTAAAGAAAAGCTTCGGCATTACTTTAGAACAGTACAACGAAATGTTAGAAAAACAAAACGGTGTTTGTATGATATGCAAAAGCCCTGAAACAGTCATAGATAACAGAACGAAACAACCTAGAAATCTGGCAGTAGACCATTGCCATACAACTAAGAAAGTTCGTGGATTGTTGTGTATGAGCTGTAATCAAGGTTTAGGTAATTTTAGAGATAATCCTAAATTTCTTGCAGAAGCTATCAACTATTTACTAGATTAATGACTAAATAGTTCTTTACAAGAGAACTAGATTATGTTATAATGGTGGGGTTAGGAACTTAAAACGTTTCTTTCCTCACCGCCTTACTAGGAATGAATAATGGACTATCCAATTATTAAAGAGCCTAAGAATGCAGTTGTTAAAGATAAGCCTAGTAATATGGCTGCTCCAAAAGCAAAAGCACCAAAAGGTCTCGGTAACACCCAAGCAGTAGAGAATCAAGGCGGTCAGTTGTCTGGCGTTAAAAAGAAACGCATGACTCCTGTAGCTAGTATTAAAAATCACTCGTAACACTTTCTTATCCTAAACGTCTTAATTGACGTGAACCCATCACTTTTAGGAGATACAAATGGGCACACCAACAAGATTTACATACGGTCTTGCCACCGTTGCTAAAGGCAAACCACTAGGCGATTATCCATTGCCAGACCCTTTCCATACCACGTCTGACCCAGGCGTAAGCGTATTTACATATCAAAATGACTTCACAGACTTAGGTGCTGCTGCTGCTCGTACAATCACTGGCGGTGCTGCTTTTGCATTGGCTGATGGCTTAAACGGTATTGGTGTTTTGACACCAGTATCCGCTACTGCTGCTTCTGTGTATCGTACTGCTGCTTCGTTCCAGTTTATTGCAGGCAATAAGTTCTGGTTCTTACACCGTCTAAAAGCTTCTGCTATTGCAGGTGCTATGGTATTGAACTTTGGTATGTCTAAAGTTAGCGGTGGCACTATTGCTACTACTGACCGTCTATACTTTACCAAACCAGCTTCTTCAACTTCTTTGAACTTGGTTTCTGTAGTTAACAACGTTTCTACAACATTGCTTACAGGTATTACTACTGTTGCTGCTGATACGTACCTTGACGTAGGTTTTTACTACGATGGTACTGACTTGCAAGTGTTTGTTTCTGACAACATGGTTGCTCGTGTATCAGGTGTTACTATCGGTTCTGCTAGTACTACTATCAGTAACGCTTTAATGTCGCCTTTCTTTGGTCTGACTCCAGTTGCTACCGAGACAGTTACTATCGACTACGCTATTATTGCCGAAGAAACTACACGTTAATAAGGGGCTACTATGACAACTACTACATCGATTCAAACGTTAGTAGACGGCCCACGTAACGTAGTTATTAAGTATGAAGGTACTTTAACAACGACTGATGCAACTTATAAACAAATTGTTCTTCCTTCTTTATTAAGTGATTTTGATATTAACGGAGTAAAGGCTAATCGCCTCCGTATTAACAAGATTATTTATGACGTTGAAGACCTTTTGACAGTTAATTTATTATGGGAAGATACAACTGCTGCCAGTAATAAAATTATCTGGAACTTAGCAGGTCGTGGTAAAGTAGATGCTTTCCGTTTTGGCGGTATCATTAATAATGGTACACCAGCACCTACAGGCGGTATTACTTCAAGCTTTGACTACGAAGGAACAGCACAAACGTTGACTTTTACAATTATTCTTGAGTTGGTTAAGCAACACACATGATGAACACTAATCTTAACGCTAAGGAAATCCAATTAATTGCTACCATCACTCGTGCTGACGGCAGTGTGGAAGAACTTGGCGTTATAGATTATTATCATCAAAACCCAATCAAGAGACTTATCTGGAGAATTAAAAAATGGCTACATTACTAGTCAATACAGGTAGGGCTATTATTACCAACCGTCTAAATAGCGGTGGTACTGTTCCTCAATATGTCGGGTGGGGAACTGGTGCAGGTACTACTGGTGCTACGGATACAACATTATTTACTGAGGTAACGCCACGTGTTAGTGGAACTACTTCTCAAGTTACAACATCCACAACAAACGATACATTTCAAGTTGTAGGTACACAGACTGCTGGCACAAGTGAGACAATCACTAATGCTGGTTTATTTGATGCTTCTACTTCTGGTAACTTGTTTGTTAAGGGTGACTTTACAGGCATTCCTTTGAATAACGGTGATAGTATTGCTTTTACATTCAAAGTACAGTTCAGTTAATGGCAATTAATGGTTCTAGTATAAATAGAGATGTAATTGATGGGAGCGATAAGATAACCTTAACGCCTTCATTGACTGTCACCTCTACAAGTACTAGCACCATTACTAGAGTATTAGCGTTATTAAGAACACTTAGTTACGCAGTAACGTCGACAGTAACAATTAGTAAGCTTCAAAGTTTGTTTAGAACTTTAACTTATGCTGTTACTTCGACAGTTACTATAAAGAGAGCTATAGCAGTTATTAAGTCAATCTTGTCTACGTCGACTGCTACTATTACTAGAACTACCAATAAGTTTATTACTTATTTGTCTAGCAGCTACGCTACAATCAGCGAATTAGTATCTAGATTCAGAACCTTAACTGTGACTTCTACAAGCACAGCAAGTATCATCAAGTCAGCAACAAAACTATTAAGTGTTATTTCTACATCTGTAGCTACATTGGTTAAAGTACCAATTAAGCTTTTAGTTGTAACAGTTAATAGCCTTGTGACTATTGGAAGAGCAATAAGTAAGATTATGACTACCGTTGTTGAGCACACCATTGTGGTGCTTAGCGACATAGCAATGCACTTAGTAGCTTTATCAATAACTGTAGTAAGTTCAATAACCATCGGTAGAGCAATTAGCCGTACTTTCTCAGTCCTGGTTACTTCGACAGCTAGTTTGTTTAAATCAGTATCTAAGACACTATCTGTGGCAGTAAGTAGCTTAGCTACTATCTTTAAACAAGCAGGAAAACGAGTTATAACTAATGTTTCAAGTACAGTTACTATTGTTGTACATTTCTTCTTTTATAAGACTTTACAGACTGTAGTTAGCTCTACAGCTAGTTTAACCAAAGCAATACCAAAGCTGTTAAGTGTTGTTTCTACACACACTGTAACTCTTTCTAAATTAATAGAAAAGTTGTTATCTGTAGTAAGTCACATAGCAGTTAAATTGTATCCAGCTATTATCCAGAAGTTTGGAGCTGTAGCCAAGTTTACCTTCATTGTCGGGCCTAAGAAGTTAATGACAATGGTAGTTAAAGACAGAGATATTTTAGTCGAAAAGGCTGATAAAACCTTGTCTTTTGTTAAAAATCGTGTTATAATGTTATATCGGAAACTTTAATGGCTGAGTCATTTTCCTACAAGATTACTACTGAAAGTGAGTTATTCACTTTTGACTTTACGCAGGTTCTAACTGCTGCAGAGACTATTCTGACGGCAGTTTGTACTGTTATTGTGATGAACGGAGTAGACCCTAGTCCTTCTTCTATTCTACAGTCTACTGCCATTATTGTTAATAAGACTGCTTCCCAACGAGTAGTTGCAGGATTAGCTGAAGTAACCTATCGTCTAGAGATGACAATTACTACATCACTAGCAAACACCTATGTTGGTGTAGGTGACTTAACTATCTACGACGCTTCTCAAGTATGAGTTATTTTTCTCGTTATGACCGTGGTGACTGGGCAGTACTCTGCGACGCTTGTGGTCGTAAGATGCGTGCTACAGACTTACGTCAACGTTGGGACGGTCTTAAAGTCTGCCCTGATGATTGGGAGCCGAGACAGCCACAAGATTTTGTTCGTGGTGTAGCAGATTACCAAGCACCTCCTTGGACAAGACCAGAACCACAAGACCAATTCATTAAAGTCTATAGCACTAATCGTTTAGTCAATGGCTTTTTAGTAAACACTATTACAGTAGGATAATTCAATGTCACGTCCTTTATTTACAAACAATGCTTCTACCGTACTAGCTAGAGCTATTACGCCTACCGATACTATTCTGCAACTTACTGCAGGCACAGGTCAGTACTTCCCACAGCCTGCTATTGGCGACTACTTCATGTTGACTTTAGTACAAGTCAATAACCCTGAAGTATCAGAGATTGTGGAATGTATTGAACGTGTTGGTGATGTCCTTACTGTTGTGCGTGGTCAAGAAGGCACTGCTCCTCAAATCTTTAACCTTAGCGATAGCGTAGAATTACGTATCACTGCAGGTAGCTTAAATTTATTTGCTATTGGTGGTGGAGGCGGTGGCAGTGCTTCTGGTACTTCTGTAGCTGACTTTACTGCTACTCAAGGTCAGACAGTATTTACACTTCCTTGGTCTTATACACAAGGTATTGACAACTTAGCTATTTTTATTAACGGTAGCAAGCAAGTAGTTAACGTAAACTACACTGAATCTACTTCTACCTCGTTTACAATGGCTTCTGGCTTAAATGCTGGAGATGTTGTACAAGCTATTTACAATCTTCCTTTATCTGGTGGAGTAATTAGTTCTTCTAACGTTACTTATAATGAACAAAGCACTGGAGCAGTTAACCGTACTGTACAATCTAAACTTCAAGAATGTGTATCTGTTAAAGACTTTGGAGCTAAAGGAGACGGAACTACAGATGATACAGCAGCTATTCAAGCTGCTATTAATTCTATTTCTACAACTACTGCTGGCGCAGGTCCTAGTGGTTCTGTTTACATTCCAGCAGGAACTTATAAAATTACAACTCAAATAAACTTACCTTATGGTGTTTCTTTGCATGGTGATGGTGGAGTTGCTTCTGTTATTTCTTGTTATGGATGCGATGGATTACATTTTACTGCTTCTGTAGAAGATAACAATATGCAGTTTGTAGAAGATATTGGTTTTGTTGCTTTTTCTGGTACAAACTTTACTGGAATATTAGCTGCTGCTGGAACTTATCCAACATCACAAAATGATGGCTTTTATGTTAATAGAGTAGCAATTAAAGGTTTTAATATTGGCATTCAATTTAACAATGCTTGGCAATCATACATAACAAATTGTTCTATTCATCAAGTAAATACAGCAATTAATTTAAATGGAAATTCTGTATTAGTAACTATTGAAAATAATCAAATAGTACATGAAAGCGGTGGAGCAGGAACAGCTAATAATATTGGAATTATTTTAGGAGCATCAAACACAGAAGCTGATGTTATTATTAACAACTTTATTTATGGTTTTGCTACTGCAATTAGTTTAAATACACCTTGGTCTGTAATTATTCAAGACAATACAATATTAACTTCTAATTCTGTAGGTGCTTCTCAAGTAGGTATACAGTTTCAAACTGTACAAGAACACCTTATTATTCAAAATAATATTATTGAATCTGCAAGCACAACAGGGGCTTCAGTAATTGGTATATGGGGACAGCCTTTAAATACTCCATCAAACTCAACTGTAATTATTCAAAACAATAGATTTTTAGACGATGCTGGTTTAGGTGTTGGTGTTGGATTGCAATTAAATACTC